TATATTGATGGGTTTATTTCTGCTATATCAGATAACGTCGATGATGTTATAGATAATTTAGTAAAAGAAGAAGCAAATCAAATTAATGATTTAGAATCTGGTTTAGATGATTTAGATACTAAACTATCCTTATATAGATCTTTTAAATCTTTAAATGATAAATGGATAATCAGTTCAAATTATAATGAAGGTAGTAAAACTAGATATTTTTATGATAACAATAAATTTGTTAGTGGTGATACAAAATTATTATACGAATATTTTTCTTTTGTAAATAGATGTGGAACCTCAATTGGTAGTAAGGCTGTTATAGATTTTTCATATCTTTCTAATTTAGGTAGTGTACAAAATGGCCAAGGGCCAACAAAATCTCTTTATGAATCACTAACTGGTCTTTTAACTGAAAATAATTTTATATTCCACCCTTTACCAGCATTTGTTACTTATTCAGATAAAGATTTAACACCTTTAACCGATATGTTTAGAACAATAGACGGTCCATTAAATAATTTATCGGCTGAACCTAATTTTGTTTGTATGTTTATTGGTGGTAGTTCTAGAGCTTTAGATATACCAACCTCATATTGTGGTTTAGGGGGGACTAATTTTCAATATACTAACGACTCTTTCGATGTTAACGACCCAACAACTTACCCAGAAGATTTTAGGTCAGGTGGTGCGATAAATGCGTTTAAAGTTAGGTATGGACAAGAAGCACAAAATCATTTTAGTAGAATAGAGCTGGACCAAGCAGAATTTAAAGAAACACAAGATTCTTTATTGGTAATAGACGCTTTAGTTAATCCGTCTAGTGGTTCAAACCCAACAAAAATCGGTAAAGGAAATAATATCTATGATGTTAATTTGACTAGGTCTTATACCTGTACAGTAGAAACTTTAGGTAATATGCAAATACAACCAATGATGTTCTTTAAATTGGAAAATGTACCAATGTTTAGAGGCACTTATTTAATTACTGATGTTAGTCATACAATAAAACCACATAATGTTATAACTTCTTTCAAGGGAGTTAGACAACCAATAATGACTGTACCAATCGTAACTGAGGCATTAAGTTTATTAGATTTATCTTTAGTTGAAGTAGTAGAAAATAATAACAACCAAAATACATTAGGTTCATCACAAACTAGTGATTTGGGTAATGATAGTTTTGCCTCCATAAATTTAGTACCATTAGAATCTATTGGTGATAATGTAAAAGATGCTTTAATTTATTTTATAAAAACAGTGAAGTTACCACCTTATAAAGCTATAGGTATTATAGCGGCTATAATGGGTGAATCTGGTACAAAATTAAATCCAAAAGCGTTAAATAGTAGTTCAGGTGCTTTTGGTATTGCTCAGTGGTTAGGTAATAGGTTACAAGGTTTAAAACAACTAACTAATTTTGAATCATTATCAACCCAATTACAGTATTTATGGAGTGAATTAGATCCTAATAGTAAAAATGTTGATACAATAGCTAAACCTTATATATCTAAAGCCACTTCTAAAGAAGAAACATTAGCGGCAATGGCTTTATTTGAAAGATGGGAATACCCAGTTAAATTATTTAAAAGTAATGGTAACTCATATAAAAACGTATACCCGATATTAGTAGCTGAAGTAATAAATAAAAGTACACCAGATAAATCTTTAAGGGATAGAATAGGTTATTTAGTTAGAGTTGAAGAAGTTTATAACAGTTTAAAATCCCAAGGATTAGTTTAATATTAAATAAAATGTCTAACGAAAGAATAATAGGGTTAAAGAAAGAAGAGAGTGGAAACCAAAATAAGGTTTTATATGATGAATTATTCGTTAAAGATTCTGGGTATAGACTTGTTTCTTCCACACCTAAAGTTTTTTCTGCTATTCACCCCGATGATTTTGGTGAAAATTTTTATATTTCTGAGGAAGAGTTAGATTTTTACATTGAAGGCTTTATTCAGGCTGTTTCAGATAATGTGGGTGATGTTATAGATAATTTAGTAAAAGAAGATTCAGCTAAACTTGATGATATAGAATCTGGTTTAGATGATTTGGATATTAAACTATCTCTTTATAGATCATTTAAATCACTTTATGATAAATGGATTTCTAATTCAATATCACCTAATGGTGTAACAAATGGTTATTTTTATAATAATTATGGTGGTGATGATGATAGAATGTTATATGAACATTTTAAATTTGTTAATAGAGCAAATCAAAATATAGGTGACAAAGCTGTTATAGATTTTTCTTATTTATCAAATTTAGCTAACACACAAAACGGACAAGGACCGACACAATCACTTTATGAATCTTTGACCGGTTTGTTAAGTGAAAACAAATTTGATTTTTGGCCTTTACCAGCAAACATATCATTAACACAAGATAGTTTAAGTAATGAAGATGTTAAAGATATATTTAGGACACTAACTCTTGTTACTGATTTAAAACCAGGACCAACCTTTGTTTGTGTTTATATTGGAGGCAGTTCAAGAACCTTAGCTGATTTACAAAGTAGTGGTGATGCTTGTGTTAATAATAATGGTTCTTTTTATTATACCGACGATTCTTTTGATATAACAAAAGTTGAAGATTGGCCGGCTGAATATGCTGCTAGTAATGAAGGTGTTGTTGTTTTTAAAGTTAGATATGGACAAGAAGCACAAAACCACTTTGATTCTATTGAGTTAGACCAAACAGAATTTAAGGAAACACAAGAATCTTTACAGATTATAGATGCTTTAACTAACCCTAATAGTGGTTCTAATCCATCAAAAACAGGTAAAGGTAATAATATGTATGACGTTTACTTAACTAGGTCTTATAATTGTACCGTTTCAGGTTTGGGTAATATGTCTATACAACCATTAATGCATTTTAAATTAGAAAATGTACCTATGTTTAGGGGTACTTATTTAATTACAGGTGTTAAACACACAATAACACCACACAACATAAAAACTGAATTCACAGGTATGAGACAACCTAAAATTACAATTCCAGTTGTGACTGAAGCGTTAAGTTTAATTGATTTAGCTTTAGCTGAAACAATTACACAAGGTACCGTACAAAATGATAGTTCGTCAGACGTTTCAAATTTTAGTAGTAGTGATATAGAAAACTTTAGTGGTGTAGACACTAATTCTAAAGGTTGTGAAATAGCTAGAAAATTAAGTAATGATTTAAGTATTTCATTAGAACAGGCTTCTGGTATAGTCGGTAATTTAGTAGCTGAAAGTGGATTAATACCTAATAGAATACAAGGTGGGGGAAATAAAACAGGTTTAATTTCAGAATCTGGTAGTGGTGGTTATGGTTGGGCACAATGGACAACTAAAAATTTAAAAGATAAATTTAAAGAATACGCTAACACAAAAAATGTTAATCTTGATAATACACCCGCTAATGATGAAATTAATTATGGTTATCTAATAGAATGGTTAACAAAAATAGAAGGGAATCTTTTTAATGGATTTAAAAGTAATACTAAAGTTTATGATGCAGCAAAATATGTAGCGGAAAAATGGGAAAGATGTGCTGATTGTAAAAAAGAAACTGAATGGAAAAAAAGAGGTGGTTATGCTCAACAAGTTTATGATTTTTGTAAAAACGGTACAGGTAAATCTAATAGTGGAAACCTCACACCAAAAGGACAAAGTTGTGATAAAAACGCTGTAAAATTTGGTTTAAATGGTGGTGGAAATTTAAGTGGGGCTTTAAATGTTATTGTTGGTTCTTCTTCAGTTGGTACTTTAAATGGTATAAGTAAGAGTAGTACATACGGAAGTTTATCTTCTAATAACATCTATGTATACTATAACTGCCCTGGTAAAACTTTATCTTGGCTGGCTTCACAAGTAAAAGCAGATACAAACACTTATAAAGAAGTTAAATCTTACTTCCAAGTAGGTATAGGTACAAATGATGGTTATCCAGTAAATAGTGACACTAAAAACAAAATTAAAAATTACACTAATACATTAAAGTCAAAATTCCCAAATGCAACACTTTATGTTTTACCAGGAACTTATGGTTGGGGAAGTGTTAGTAACGGGTATACTAAGCAAAAATTAAAAGATTACTATAAACAATATACCGATAATGGGTGGACTTTATTGTGGCCTAGTAAAAATAGTAGTGAATTAGATCCTAATTTTGATACTAGTACTAAAGCTCATAATGCGAGTAGTGAATGGTTTAAATATCAAATGAAACTTCTTAAGGATTATAGTGTTTAAGATTGAAAATTATAACTTTTTTATTTATTTTTAACAAATGTTTTTAATTAAAATCACAACCGAAGATACTAGTTTAGTAAAACCTTACATGACAGAAATAATGTCTTTTGACGAAGGTGTTATTGAAATTATTGTTGGTTGGGATTTAGCTAAAGAAAAAGGAGCTTCAATATTAAATCATAAAATCGGTGAAAAATTTTATTGGACCTTTTCACCAAGAGAAAAAAGAAAAGTTTTTGAAGAACACATGAATTCTTTTTTAATTGAGTCATTGGAAGAAATTGTTAATAAAATTAAAATAAATAATTTAAATCCATTAGATTTTGAAACAAGGTGGGATTATTTAAATTTTGTTAAAAAGAACGTTAGTGGATGTGATGGATATTTATATTCGGATAGACTTTATATTTATTGTGGTAAAACAATTTATCATATAGATATGGGTCTTTTATCTTTTATGTCTTGGGACATAATTGATGAAATTAAAAATCTAATAACAATGAAAAAATATGATGAATTACCAAAAAATATAGGTAACATTGATATAAAATATATCCCGTACTTAAATGCAAAAGAAGATAATATTAGTAGCGACATTTGTTAACCCATCTTATCTAGATAAATTCTTATATAAAATATACAAAACTTTCGGGGTAAAAAAAAAGTCTGTTTTTCTTTTTGAAACTGATACTGAAGATTTACTATTAACCTACAAAATATTTTTAGAATTTGACCAAAAAATAAATATAAAAAAAGAATTACCTAAAACAGTACAAATACATAAAAAGGGTACAACTTTTTTCACGATAAATGCTTTAAATAAATTAATAGAAAAAGATTTTAATTTAGATTCGGGTAATGTTAATTATTCGGAATATAATTTAGATTGGGGTAAATATGAAAATTCTATAATTCTAATTAAAAACAATGAATTAGATATTTTAAAGTTAAATATGAAAATTGTAGAATAAGGGCATATTTATAAGAAAAAATAGTCATGGAAGATATTAATAAAAAAAGAGAAAAAGAACTTCAAGACAAATTAAATAACTTTTTAACAGATAAAAAAAACTGTGAAGGTGAGGAGTGTCTTATAAAAGATAACCAAGAGTTAGTTCAAAGAGAACATAAAAAAATCATCACTAGTGATGGTCGTCAACTATTAAGTGAATATACTAGGTAAAATGGCTAATAAAATAAACGAAGATTTAGAAAGATTTAAATCCCTTATGGGTTATGACCCAACTAAGGGTATGATTACTGAAAAAGTAGGTCCAAATAGAAGTGCTTATTTTGGTGAATCTGAAATGTTAAATGAGGCTGACCCAGAGGAGGAACAAAAACCTGCCGAAGAAGAAAATCCTGATTTTGACTTTGGTGATACTGGTAATCCAGAAGATGCAGCAACTGCTGAGGAAGGAGGTGATGAAATGCCAGCTGAAGGTGGTGATACTGAAGAAACAGAAGATGAATTTGGTACTGCTAATGAATTTAGTGCTGTTGATGATCTAGAAGATGCTGGTGATTCTGAAGTTGAAGAAATTGACGTTACATCAATTGTATCTAAATCAGATGAGGCTAGAGAAATGGCACAACAAGCTGTATCAGTGGGTCAAGAAAACATGTCTTATTTAAAAGCTTTAACTGATAAACTTTCTAACCTTGAATCACAATTAACTAAAATGGATTCCATCGCTTCTAAAATTACTAAATTAGAGCAAGACATTAAAACACCTGAAGAAAAATTAGAATTACGTTCTTTAGATAGTTATCCATTTAATATGAAATTAAGTGATTATTGGTCTGAAAAGGCAGCACAAAACAAACACTATGATATTAGTGGTGGTGAAAGTAATGTCGATGGTAGGGAAGTTGAATATAAAATAACCCCTGAAGATGTTGACGATTTTAATGATGTTGACATTAAAAAATCTTTTGTACCCGAATCTAGAAACAAAAGAAAAATATTAAAAAATAGATAAATAAAAGGAGGTCCAAAAGACCTCTTTTTTGTTTACTTTATAAGAATGTTTTACTATAATTAACAATATAACAAATTTATTAATTAACAAAAAAAAGTAGTTATGAGTGTACTCGATGCAATCGCAAAACAGTATGAAAACAACAAAACTGGAAACAGTAGTAGTGGTGGTTCATACGAACAAGATTTCAGTAAGTATTTTGCTGTAAGACTTGAAGAAGGTCATGATAATGGTGAATTTACCATTAGAATAATGCCTCCTAAAAAAGGAGTTCATCCCCTTGTTAAAGAAGGTGATACTCCATTTGATGAAGGTCATTGGCATTCAGTTAAAGTGGGTGGTAAATGGCGTAAAATTTATTGTAGAAAACACAATGACGGTGAACATTGTCCATTGTGTGAAGTTTCCGACGACCTTTTCAAATCTTGGAAAGAAACAGGAAACAAAACAGACAAAGAATTAGCAACACAGTATTCAGCTAAGAAATTTTATTTAGCTAGAATCATTGATAGAGCTAATGAAAAAGATGGTATTAAATTTTGGAGATTCCCACACAACTATAAAGGTGAAGGGGCTTTGGATAAAATTATCCCTATCTTCACTAAAAAAGGTGACGTAACAGACCCAAGAGAAGGAAGAGACTTAACTTTGATTATCGGTAAAGATAACAAAGGTTACGCTAAAATTACTTCTATTATGTCTGAAGACCAATCGGTTCTTACTGAACCTAAATCATCTCAAGCTAAAGAATGGATGGGTGATGGTTTGACTTGGAAAGAAATTTACAAAGCACAACCATTAGACTATGTTCAGTTAATTGCTGACGGTGAAACTCCTACATGGGATAAAAATCTTGAGAAATTTGTCGCTAAAGGTGATGACACTGAAACTGAATCATCTTTTAAATCAAACACATCAGCACCAAAAACTAAAACAGTAGAGGTTAATGATGATTATGAAGATGAAGATCCATTCTAAAAAATTAAAAAATGTCTAAGAAAACAATTCAGAAAAAAGAGTTTTCATTGGATTCTATATCCGATAGATTCTCATCAAAAACAAAATATAAACCTGATAGGTTTATTGATTTAGGTAAAGTGTTCCAACAAGCTACTGGTGTACCAGGACCTGCTATTGGGCATTTAAATGTATTCTTGGGGCATTCTGACACTGGAAAAACCACGGCACTCATTAAGAGTGCCATTTGGTGTCAGAAAAATAACATTTTACCAATCTTCATCATTACTGAAAAGAAATGGAGTTTTAAACACGCTCAATTGATGGGATTTGATTGTACTGAAAATGCACCAGGTGATTGGAGTGGGTTCTTTATTTTTAAAGATGACTTTGAATATATTGAACAAATTACTGATTACATGAATGAAATTCTTGATGTACAAGCAAAAGAAAATTGGAGTAAGGATGGTAAACCTTTAGATATCTGTTTCCTTTGGGATTCAGTAGGTTCTATTCCTTGTAAGATGACTTTTGATGGTAAGGGTGGTAAAATGCACAACGCCTCTGTATTGGCTGATAAAATTGGTATGGGATTGAATGGTAGAATTACAGGTTCTAGAAAAGAAACTTCTACACATACAAACACATTGATTATTGTTAACCAACCTTGGGTAGAATTACCTGATTCACCTATGGGACAACCAAGAATTAAAATGAAAGGTGGTGAAGCTATCTATCTTAATAGTACTTTAATTTTCTTGTTTGGTAGTCAAAAAAATGCTGGAACAAATAAATTAAAAGCAACTAAAAATGGTAGAAGTATTAATTACGGAACTCGTTCTAAAATCTCAATCCTTAAAAATCACGTAAATGGGATTGGGTATCAGGATGGTAAAGTTATTGTTACACCACACGACTTCATTGAAGACTCTAAGGAGGCTGAAAAAGATTACAAAGATCAGTACGCTGATTATTGGATTAACATGTTTATCCAAAGTGGACTTGATGAAGTTGATGAAAATGATTTAGATTTTGCTATTGAAGAATCTGAAGAATTTGATAGTGAGGAAATTGATGGTTTAATTTAAGATTATGGAAATAGATTATTATAGATTGTTAGACTTGAATAGAGAGGCTATGACAGAAAATGGTGAAAACCAATTGTCTTGTTATTATTTAATTCAAAGAACCATTGAGGATTACCTATTTAATGGTGTTCTTAATGAACAACAAAAACAATTTTTAATTGATTTAGAAGTCTTAATTGAATCTGAAGAAGAATCACAAAGAAGAAATATTGTCGGACCTTTTAATTTCAGTACGAATGGGTCTGCGAATTCCTAAAGGAAAACCTAAAAAAACAAAAACACTGATTGTCGATGGTAACGTTCTTATGAAACGTTCCTATAACGGGGCTAAGAACGTTTACCATAAAGACAAACACATTGGTGGTATATTTGCTTTCTATAGCACTTTACGTAAAATAATCGTTGAACATAAAATTGATAAAGTAGTAATTACATGGGATGGTGAACGTGGTGGTACTTTACGTTTAGATTATTATCCTGAATACAAAGGTAATAGACCTAGATTTTTTGACCAAGATTACGAACTACAAAAACTCAGAGTTAAACAATACGCGGAAGATCTTTTTATTAGACAGTATGAACATCCTGATGTAGAATCAGATGATTTAATTGCCTTCTATTGCCAAAATAGAAATAAAATGGAAGAGGTTATGATTTATACTAATGATAGAGACCTTTGTCAATTGATTAATGAAAATGTTACTATTTTCTTGGCTGATAAAAAGATGGAAATTGGTATAGGTAATTACCAATGGTTTTTTGAACATCATTATTCAAATGCTGGGTTAATTAAAATCATAGAAGGTTGTACTAGTGATAATATTAAAGGTATTGATGGTGTAACAGAAAATACTTTATTAACACACTTCCCACAACTAAAAGAACGTAAAATGACTTTGGATGAAATATTTGAACAAGGTAAATTAATCCAAGAGGAAAGAGGTGTTAAACCTTTTAAAGTTATTGATAATATCATTAAAGGAATTTCTAAAGGAGTTCATAGAGGTCCATTCTATGAAATAAATCAAAAAATAATTGATTTAAATCAACCTTTATTAACAGAAGAGGCTAGAGAATCAATTAAAAATTTAGTAGAATTACCATTAGACCCCGAAGGTAGAGATTACAAAAACGTATTAAAAATGATGCTAGAAGACGGTGTGATGTACGCAATACCTGGAGGTGAAAACGGTTACCTAAATTTTATGGAACCATTTATTAAATTATTAAAAAAAGAAAAGTTAAATTTTAAAAACAAAAAAGATGAAAAAATTTGAATTTGTATTGTACATTAATTCTAACATTATTTGCCAAAGGTTTTTTTCCATTAAAAATTTCAACCAAAAAATCCTTAATTCACTAGAGTTGAAAGATTGTGTTGATGATTGTGTTAAGTTAATCGAAGATGATTTGAAGGAAAAAACTTATGAATATTTGTACAAAAATTACAATCCTTACAAGGAACAAACAAAAGAAGAAATAGTTGTTGAGAACATCTATGAAAATGAAGACATATTTGACTTCGAAATTAAAATTGATGACAAATGTGTGGTTAAAAAGAGGTTTACTGGTAACGTTTATCCACAACGTGTAAGATATTCTGTGGATGTTCGTAAGATTATTCCTGCCTTAATCAAACAAATCCAAGAAACATTTTCTTCAGAATATTTTAGTGTGGAACATAGCGGAATTACACAGTAAAAATATACTTATTATTAAATGTTGGATATGAGTAAAGAAGTTACATTAGGGTATTTAGGATATAAGTTTCAAACAGAATTAATAAATCAAATTCTACATCCAGCAAACAAAAAATTCGGCGATAGGATTATTGACATAATACACGCGAAGTATTTTGATAATGAGTATTTCAGATTAATTATTGCTACAATAAAAGATTATTTTGAAAGATTTGAAAAAATACCTTCTTGGAGTACATTAGAAACAATTCTTAAAGTTGAAATTAAGGATAAGATAACACAAGATTATGTGTTTGAAATCACAAAAGAAATTAGAAATTTAGAAGTTGAAGATTGGGAGTTCGTCCAAGAAAAGGCTTTAAATTTCTGTAGACAACAAGAGCTCAAAAAGGCAAATGATAAGATATCAAAAATTATTGATAACGGTGATTTTGATAAGTATGAGGAATGTGCAGAAATTATGAAAGAAGCTTTATCTGTGGGAGCAGAAAAAGATGATGGAACCTCTATCTCTGAAGGTTGGGATACAGTTTTGAAACCGGATTTTAGACATCCGATTCCTACGGGAATAAGTGGTATCGATGAATTGACTGACGGAGGGTTATCACGAGGTGAGTTAGGTGTTATTTTAGCTCCTTATGGAGTTGGTAAAACTACCATCTTAACTAAAATTTCAAATACCGCATATAATATGGGGTATAATGTTTTACAAATTGTTTTTGAAGACATACCAGACGTTATCAAAAGAAAACATGCATCTTGTTGGAGTGGTATAGAGTTAAACGCTTTATCTGAACAAGAAGAAAATGTTATTAATGTAATAAAAGATAGAACGAGTGGTAAAGAAAACGATTTAGTTATTAGAAAGTTTTCGTCTGAAGGAGTTACTGTTAACCACATTAAATCCTATATCAGACATTTAATTTCAGTTGGTTTTAAACCTGATATTATTATTCTTGATTACATTGATTGTGTTGAATCCACTAGAAGATACAATGATGAATGGTCTGGTGAAGGTAATGTTATGAGAGGTTTTGAATCTATGTTAGCTGAATATCAAATGGTGGGTTGGACAGCAGTTCAAGGAAACAGAAGTTCAATTTCATCAGACGTGGTTACAGGTGACCAAATGGGTGGGTCAATTAAGAAGGCTCAAATTGGTCACTTCATAATGTCTATCGCGAGGACTCTAACTCAAAAAGAAAGTAATAGAGCAACGATAGCAGTTTTAAAATCTAGATTCGGAAAAGATGGGGTTATTTTTGAAGATTGTACATTTGATAACGGAAGAGTGTTTATTGATACTGAAACTTCTGATACTTTCTTAGGTTATGAGAAAAAAGTTGAAGAAAGAAAAGACGATAACACTAGAGAAAGATTGAAAATGGCAAAACTTAGAAAACAACAAAAAGAATCAGAAGAGAACGTAAATAATAATTAATAATTTATTTTAATTTTTTAAAAAATGGAATTATCAAATCAAATTCTATCAGACATTACTGTCTACATGAAGTACGCAAAATATCTCCCTGAAAAACAAAGAAGAGAGACTTGGGAAGAATTGGTGACTAGAAACAAAGAAATGCACCAAAGAAAATACCCACAATTAAAAGAAGAAATTGAGAATGTTTATAAGTTGGTATACGACAGAAAAGTTTTACCTTCCATGCGTTCTTTACAATTTGGTGGTAGACCGATTGAAATATCACCTAACAGAGTATACAATTGTGCTTATTTACCTATTGACCATTTAGATGCCTTTTCAGAAACAATGTTTCTTTTATTAGGTGGTACTGGTGTAGGTTATTCAGTACAAAAACATCACGTTGAAAAATTACCTGAAATACAAAAACCAAACCCTGACAGAACAAGAAGATACCTAGTTGGTGACTCTATTGAAGGTTGGGCTGACGCTATTAAAGTTTTAATGAAATCTTACTTTGGAGTAACATCATCAACACCAATGTTCGATTTTTCTGATATTAGACCAAAAGGGGCTTTATTAGTCACATCAGGAGGTAAAGCACCAGGTCCACAACCACTAAAAGACTGTGTTCACAACATTAAGAAAGTTTTGGATGCAAAAGAAAATGGTGAAAAACTTACAACACTAGAAACACATGATATTGTATGTCACATTGCTGACGCTGTATTAGCTGGTGGTATCCGTAGAGCAGCACTTATCTCTTTATTTTCAGCCGATGACAATGAAATGATTACTTGTAAATCAGGTGCATGGTGGGAACTTAACCCACAAAGAGGTAGAGCTAATAACTCAGCAGTTCTTCTTAGAAATAAAATTACAAAAGAATTTTTCTTAGATTTATGGAAAAGAGTTGAATTGTCTGGGGCTGGTGAACCTGGTATCTATTTTTCTTACGATAAAGATTGGGGAACAAACCCTTGTTGTGAAATTGCACTTAGACCTTATCAGTTCTGTAATCTTTGTGAGGTAAATGTATCTAACATTGAATCACAAGAAGACTTTGAAGAAAGAGTTAAAGCGGCAGCATTTATTGGGACACTTCAAGCAGGATATACAGATTTCCATTACTTAAGAGATGTTTGGAAAAGAACAACTGAAAAAGATGCTTTAATCGGTGTTTCCATGACAGGAATCGGTTCAGGTGTTGTATTGGGTTATGATATGAAAGCTGCGGCTGAAGCTGTTAAAACTGAAAATGAAAGAGTAGCGGGTATCATCGGTATTAATCCGGCAGCAAGAACTACAACAGTTAAACCAGCTGGAACAACTTCTCTTACTCTTGGAACCTCTTCAGGTATTCACGCTTGGCATAATGATTATTATATTCGTAGAGTACGTGTAGGTAAAAATGAGTCAATCTATACTTACCTATCTATCTACCACCCTGAATTAGTTGAAGATGAAGTATTCAGACCACATGATACAGCTGTGATTTCAGTACCACAAAAATCACCTGTCGGTTCAATCCTTAGACATGAATCACCATTCCAATTATTGGAAAGAGTGAAAAAAGTTTCACAAGAATGGATTAAACCTGGCCATAGAACAGGACAAAATACACATAATGTATCAGCAACAATTTCATTAAAAGATGAGGATTGGGAATTAGCTGGTGAATGGATGTGGGATAATCGTAAATATTATAACGGATTATCGGTATTACCCTATAATGGAGGCAGTTATCAACAAGCTCCTTTTGAAGATTGTGATGAAGAAACTTACGAAAGAATGATGAAATCACTTACTAATATAGATTTAAGTAAAGTAGTTGAGTTGAGTGATAACACTGATTTAAGTGGTGAATTAGCTTGTAGCGGATCAGGATGTGAAATCAAATAAAAAAGTAAAAGTGTCTTGGGGTAACGATATTACCTTAACACAACAAGTACTTATAGCATTTTACAATATTCGTAAACAAAATGGTTAAAACTAACCCCTCTTCGGAGGGGTTTTTTATGCCTAAAATTTACATTTCATATTTATAGTATAAATTATATGTTTGGATATTTATAAATAAAAATAATGGCAGAAAGATTTATAAACATAGCATTCCCGTTTAGAGATGATGAAGTAAAAAACTACTTCCTCCAAATGAATAAAAATAGTTATGATGCTATTAAATCTGATTTAATACATCTTTTATTAACAACACCAGGGGATAGATTATATTTACCAGACTTTGGTACAAATTTAAGACAATATTTATTTGAACCTAATGATAATAAAGTTAGAGATGATATTAAAACTGAAATACAAACCGCTGTTAGCAAGTATATACCAAATCTAACAATAACAACTTTAACTGTTGATAGACCCCAAGATAATGAATATGGTAGTAAATCAGAACACACCGCTATAGTTCGTATTGATTACGTGGTTACTGAAGGGGCTTTAAATAAAGTGGATTTTATAACATTAACAGTTTAAAATAAAAAAATATGGCAACACAAAGTAAAAAAATAAATTATTTTGCTAGAAATTTCGCTGACGTAAGAACGGAGTTAGTTAATTTTATTAAATTATATTACCCAGAAGTATTTTCTGATTTTAATGATGCCTCAGTTGGTATGATGTTATTAGAATTAAATGCGGCTGTTGGTGATATGTTATCTTACCATACTGATAGGATGTTTAATGAAACATTTCTTGATTACGCACAAGAAAGAAAAAATGTTTTAGCAATAGCTAGAACATTAGGGTTAAAAATACCTGGATTAAGACCTAGTATTACTTTGGTTGATTATTCTGTTGTTGTACCTGTTTATGGTGATACTTGGGATATTAGATATGCCCCTGTAATTAGATTTGGTTCACAAGTTTTAGGTGGTGGACAAGTTTTTGAAAATTTAGAGGATATTGATTTTTCATCACCTTATACTTCTGGTGGTGTACCTAATAGACTAATTTTACCTAATGTCGATGATAATGGTGTTTTACAAAATTATACTATTGTAAAAAGAGAATTAGTAGTTAATGGTCTGACTAAGATATTCAAAAAAACTATATCTCCAGCAGACTCAGTACCTTTTTTAGAAGTTTTCTTACCTGATACAAATGTTTTATCTATAGAAAGTATTATAAATCTAGAAGGAACAAACTATGTAAACAACCCTACCATAGATCAATTTATAGATCCTAGTTTAAGATGGTATGAAATGGACTCATTAGCTGAAGATAAAGTTTTCATTGAAGACGGTACTAGAGTTAGTGATAATGAGTCGGTAAAACCTGGTAAGTATGTTCATACCACAAGAAAATTTATTAGAGAATTCACTGATAATAATTATTGTAAAATAACTTTTGGTAGTGGGGTTAGTACTGACCAAGAACAATCAGAAAGTTTAGTGGCTAGTGGAATAAAAATAGGTGATTTTATCAACACTATCGCTTTAGGTGAAATACCTAAACCTAATACAACAATGTTTATTAGATATAGAGCTGGTGGTGGTCCTAGTAGTAACGTGGGTCCTAATATTATAAATGGTGTTGGGAATATGTTAATTAATGTTACAGGACCAAATACGGCAACTAATCAAACTGTTATTAGGTCGTTAAGGGTGAATAATCCAGTTCCAGCTATTGGTGGTGCTGGGGTGCCTTCCGTTGACCAAATAAGACAATATACAAAATATAATTTCGCTTCACAGAACAGAGCTGTAACCATTAAAGATTATGAGGCTATATTGGCTAAAATACCTGGTAAATTTGGTTCACCTTACAGACACAAAATCACTGAAACACAAAATAAAATAGTTATTTACACATTAGGTTTAGATGCCTCAGGTAAGTTATCAAACCAATCAACAAATACCTTAAAAGAAAATATTGCCACTTGGTTAGCTGATTATCGTATGATTAATGATTATGTTTTAGTTGGGGATGGTAGAATAATAAATTTAGCTTTTGAAATGGATTTATTTATTGATAAACAAGTAAACCAATCAGAAGTAATAAATAATGTCATAAATAAAGTTAAAAATTATTTTGACATTAAAAAATGGCAAATGGGTGAGACCATTTATATGGCTCAATTAGTTGAGAGTATTAATAATGTTGGTGGGGTATTAAACGTTATTGATATTAGAGTTTATAACCTTATTGGGGCACCATACTCATTAAATTCAATAACATCACAAAATTTTATACCAACAGCTAGTTTAACATCACCAATACCGTTTAATAACGCACAACAAATAGATTTGGGTAGTGATTACGCCTTATTTGGTTCTGTTGATTCTATGTTTGAAATTAAATTCCCTGAAAACGATATAAAAGTAAGAGTAAAAAGAAGTTCTACTGTTACTGATACCGTAAATATCTCTTAATGGATAATATTAAACAAATAATAGGAAGTGCTAGATATAAATTAGCTCCAGATGAAGATTTTAACTACAAAATACATTTGGAGAGTACTTCTAGCGGTTTAAAAAATAATCTAAATAAAATAATTTCAGATTTTAGTGCCGAACAACTTTTTACTGATGAAAGAAATGATTCCACAAAATATAGAATTTTAGGTAGATTAAATTTAATAACAGACAACTCTATTTTTTATACAGTAACAACTACTTCACCTGGGGGAGTACCTCAAATAACAACGTACCCTTCAAACACAGACTGGGATTTTTTATTTTATGTTGACCCTGTTAATGGTATACAACCTAAAAATTGGGTTCTACAAATATTATATCCAAGTAAAATTGATAAGTATACTAATGTGGGTACTAATCAGGCTTATAAAGGTATTTCTATTAATAGTCTCACATCGGTAAATCCTTCTGGTAGTAAAAACCAAGTATTACTTAACACAGAACAAAAAAACAAATTATCCTTTGGTGATATTTGTTATGTATACAGTAATACCCATTTTAGTAATTATACTGGTTTTCATACAGTAGAGTATTTGGGTGTTGATGGTAATTTTTTAGAAAATAATATTAGATTAACTACTGAATATATAGGACCAGCTAACGGCAATAAGTTAACACTAAAAAGAGTAATTAATGTTTCGGATGACGATATTAATTTTGT